ACGACACCACGCCCTCGGTCACCGTGCCAGCAATCTTGTTTAGAACTGACATGGCAGCAGACGCAATCTGGAAAGACACGCCTGAATCCTCCGCCTGCACATCCACCGTGACCAGAAAGTCACGCCATTGCGAAGGCGGGGAAGTAGTCGGTCGTGACGTAGTAAGCATCACGACAATTAATGGAGGGTTAGTCCCCTCAGGGATGAACCCTCCGTACACACGGCCACTAGTCAACGTAGCCACACGGTCGTCAGCCAGCAGAGCTGACACAATCACCGGAACCGGATCGAAAAACATCAGTAAACCGATCCCCTCAACTTGTACACAGCCGACGCCATCGGTCGATACTGGCGACCGCCGAACATCGCACCCTCGCCGAACTCAATGCGGAAAGCCGACACGGCTGCACCTGGGCTAGTGCTCACAAGCGCCACAGGCCGTAGCGAGCCGCGCACAAACTTCCGTCGCTTGAACTCACGGACACCGTTCACGTTATGCAGCGAATCACGGAATACCTTGATGGCCGTGGCTTCACTCTTATCCGCAGGAGTGATCGCGTCTAGTTCCGCTCGAGTCTCATCAATCAGCATCTGAGCTAACTCATTAGCCTTCTGGCTCAACTTAGGCTCAGCCTTATCAGTCAACCGATCAATACGAACATTCAAGCGAGGTCGCTCGTAAGAAGAAGTAACCCTCAACATCAGTTAGAACCCCTCCGCAAATACAAGCGCTTGTAGGCCACGCGAGATCGGCTGGGATTCCAATGCTCCATCGGGTCGCCGTCTAGGTAGAAACTCATACCTTCTACCTCAATGCTGTCCACATCCTCGGTGTCGACAGACGGCTGCAAGAAGACCATCGCTTCAGCCTTCAAAAGCTCACTACCGCCGCCGATGACCGTGTCGGCACGGCGAGGCCGGTAATAGCCCTTGACTGTGACCACTCGAGCGTCGCCATACACCGGATGGTTGTACCCGTCCACGCCCGTCTGCTCAGGCTTATAGGTCAAAGTAACGTCGGCGTTCATCATCATTTTGTTGATCATCGGCGAACACCTACTTTTTCGTCTTAATCGCCATAACTACGCGCCAACGTCGTCAGGCTCAATCTCCACATCAACGACATCCTCAGTCGGCTTGCCCTTACGCCCATACTGCTTCTGCTCTGGGTTCAGCCAGTTAGCGATCACCACAGCCGCTGCGCTAAATCCAGCAATAAACCATGACTGCCAGTTATCGAAACTGACCACACCATCGTTAGCCCATTGAGCAGCCATCGTCGCGACATACACGCCCAAGAACACGCTCACAGCGTGGCCGAGCGGAGTGTTAGCAATCCAATTCTGAAACTTCTGCCAGTTATCCATTACGGAAACCTCCCTAGTAATACCAGTCCTCGAGGATGAGGACATCGGTCTTAGTCCAATCAAGGAGCGGCGGCTTCGACATCTTCACCGAGCGGATCCGGCCATTCATGCCAGCCTCCGCGAAAATGACCCTCTGCTCCATCGCCGTGAACGGCATCAGACCAGCCGCACCGGAAGACAACGTGTATGAGTACTCACCGATGGACTCTTGGCGAATACTGCGCGGGTTAGCGCATTGGCGAGCTAACGACGCCGCCAACACAGCCTGGATATCAACAGGACACACTTCCCATTGAAGCCATTCCTTCTTCTTAGTCGGAACCATGACGCGAAGGAACGCCATCGTCTCCGCATACGCCTGCTCCAAGAACGGCACATCGACAGGCTCACCGAGCCGAGCAGTCACCGCCGAAACTAGGTCAGCATTCACAGTCATAGGTATCCAATCCACATGAGTAAGGGAGGGCCGACCGAAGCCAGCCCTCCCCACTCAACGAACTACTTGCCAGCCGGAGCCTTGGCTTGGGCGGCAGGCAGGGTCATCTCAACGACAGCCTCAGGACGAATCACCTTCGAAGTGAGGTAAGCGTCAGCAGAGATCAGATCCTGCTTCTTGTTCGAGTCGTACTGGAAGACCACGCGCATCGCCTGGCCGTCGTAGGACTGAACAGCAGCGTCGATCACGCCACGCGGAACCTGCGGAACGATCGAAACGAACGTCGCAGCATCACGGTGCATGATGAACGCCTTGTCGGAGTCGAGCCGCGAGGACTCGTAGACATCCATGTTGAACAACCGACCGATGCGAGCGTTACGCAGCGCATCAGCGTCACCGGCGAAGTCAGCGCGGATCAGGTTCTCGTTCTTCAACAGAGAAGCAGTCCAGCCGGTGCCGACCGCGAGAACGCGGTTGTCCATAGGAACTTCAGCATCGGTGAGAACCTTACGGCCCTCAATGATGGCGTCCAGCTCCTTACCAGCCGCGCTCACCGGCACAGCGGCGTTCACGGAAGTGGCTTGACCCTGAATAGCCTCAGCGACAACCTTCTCCGCACGGAGAGCCATCGCCTTGCCCATCGGCTCTGCGACCTCAAAGCCGAAGTCGTAGATGTCGTACTGCCATTGCTCCTGCGTGATGATCGCGGAAACGTCGTACAGGTCGCCGACGGTGAGAGTCAGCGAACCCTCAGTTACGTCTTGCGCCTGAACGCCAGTCTGACGATCAAACAGAGAAGCGGTCAATTTTGCTTGCTTGCGAATGGTGATCGTGTCACCGGTTCCGCCGCCGAACTCATCGACGTAGGTACGGCTGCACAGGTACGGCAGCACAGAGTTGTGCTGGTACGAAGCGAGCGCGTACCGCGCAACGAGTTGCGGGGTAATGAAAGTGTTGCTCATTGAATTACTCTCCTAAGAGACTTGCAGTCATAGAAACTGCTTACCGATTTCGGCGCGAAGCAAGAACCTTCAAGAAGTCATCGACGGTTTGGCTATCGGCCTCGCCGACAACACCAGCGCCCGTCTCCTCAGGGGAAGGCTTACTACGCTCCACAAACTGCCCACGCAGTTCTGTCAATAACGAGTCGGCGTCAGCCTCAAGTTCTTCAGGAGTGCTGCCCTGCAAACGGGCAACCAGAGACGGCGGCAACTGCTTACGCGCAGCAACCTCCTGACGAATCAGGTTCGACCTGAGTTCGTCGCGCTCTTTCTCCAACGTCGCCAAAGACTCTTGCATCTTCTGCTGCTCAGACTTCTGCGACTCAACATACTCGTCATACTTGGCAGCCTTCTCACCCATTTCCTTAGCCTGGGTTCGATACTTCGCTGCCTCTTGACGCAAACTCTTCACATAATCTGCGTCGAACATCTTCGGCTCTGCGTTATTTGCTGAGCCAAGATCAACCGTCTCACTACTGGCAGCAGCGTCAGTACCCTGATCCATAACAGGTTCCTGACCGCCAGCCTCCACAGTTCCTTCAGACATACAACCCTCCAGGGGTAAACAACGGCATCAAGCCGCACTAACCTCACCGATTTGGTGAGGACAACTAAGCCGCTAGTTCAAGCGCGACCAACGGGTCGACGCCTAGCGGAACCACAACCGCGTTACGGCGTTCAATGATTTCCCGCAACACATAAGTTCGCTCATACGCTCGGTCACGCCATTCAGCGTTGTACCACTCACGATCACCGAACAGCACTTGCTTGTAAGCGCCAGGGAACGGTTCACCGACCATCGTGCATCGGCAATTGTTGTGTGCTCGAGCAGTACCGTTACCACGGAACCTGGCGTTCGGGCCGTCGAACGAATCCTCGTAGTAGATCGGCCCCTTTGTCGCGAGCATCAAACAAAACGAGCACGCGCCCGGCTCAGGGATTCGCGAGAACCGAGTAAGCAACGGATCACCGTTACTGTTGCCCCAGCCCATCATACGCTTCTGTCTAGCCGACTTATTACGCATCATCCGTCGATGATCAGCCAGCCGCGCCTTGTGCCGAATTTGACGAATCTTCTGTTCGTATTCAGCATCCAAAGCCTCAAAGTCTGGAGTGCCCTTACGCAAAATATCCGCAGTCACCGCTCGAGACTCCTCATGCGCTGCCTGTGCGGAAGCATTGATTATGAATGCTGCCGTGTGATTCCAAGCCTCAAACGAAGACATCCCATTTTCCATGCGATGCACAAACGCGATCGGAGCGTAATCAACAAGTTTCTGAATAGGCATACCACTTGGCAACAACCCACGCCTATCCAACGAAGCCTGCGGAAGAAGAGTCTTCGTTCGACCCAACCCAATCGCTAACGCCGCCGCTGAGTAGTACTGCAACGTCGCGCGCTGCCCAGCCTCCTGCTGCTCGCGGATCAGTCGAGCAATCAACGGCCCAACCTCAGGCCAAATGCGATCCAACTGATCCGTTCTAATGCCGCGTAAGAAGCCAAGAACAGCAGACATCCCCTGCCGGCGGTAATACTCCAGCTCACGCACAAGCCTGGACTTCTCATCGGACAGAAACTGACCACCACTAGTCATTAGTCGGAGCCTCACTAATCGGCCCCTGACCAGGCGTCAGACCAAACGCAGCCGCACTCGCTTCCATATTGCGCTGCTGCTCAGCACGCTGCTCATCAAGCACACGCTCAATCGTCTGCGGGCTAAGCCCAAGGCGCTCAAGCAAGTAACCCATCGGCAGGCCAATTGAGCGCAACTTCGTCGCACCATCGATGCGCTGGGCATCCGAACGACGCTCCAGATCCACCCACACCGTCTCAGCAGTCTCCGGTACGTCGACGCCGACCATCCGGCCACCAACACGCAGCGCGTACTCCCAGGACTCGCCCCAGTTCTGCTGACGCTCCTGCACCTTCGCAGTCAACCCAGCCTCAAGCGCAATCAACGCCTCAGCGCTGATGTTCGCAATCGACATCGGAGACAGCAGATGCGGCGGCGTCTGCGTAATCGCAGCAGCCGCGCGAATGTCAGCGTCGACAGCCTCGAGGTGTTCGCGGAACGAAGACGCTTCCCACTCGCCGAACTTGGTATTCGGATCCTCGCTCACAACGAGCTGATCGACACCAACCTCAAACGGCGGGATCGCCTTGCCGTTCTCATCAGTCTCCACGCTGATGCCAGCAACCCACCGCTGCTTCCAGGCAGCAGCGCGCTGCACCAGCAGCCGGTCAGCGACAGTCTGAATAATGCGACGCTGGATCGGAGCCACAAGCCCGACCTCAGACTGCGACCACCCACGGGAGTCGAGCCGGTTACCGAACCGAACAATCGGAACCTCACCGGCAGCGTGCTCAATACGGCTCACTTCTTCCCAGCCGCGCGCACGGTCATCCTTGCGCTCAAAGCGGTGAATGAAATTCTCGGTGTACAACCACCCACGGCGACCAGCGACCTTCGCCGCTACCCTCACCTTCGTAGGGTCATAGTCATCAAACCGAGCAGACAACTGAAGCGGAGACTCCGCACGGAACACAGGGAACTCGCCGCCAGGGGTGACAGACACATAGCCATCACCGAAAACGAGAGCATCGCGGTACACCATCGTCTGCCGAGCATCCATGTAGGAGTACTGGAACCACTCCCACAACTGCTCATCGAATTCAGTCGCCATAGAGGCGCGGAATCCACCGACCCGAAGGCGGTCGACAACAGCGCTCACCACAAGCGAGCAAATAGGCAGATCGGCGCGACTCAACAAATCGTCATACTCAAAAGCCAGAGCAGTCCGGTTTGTCGAAGGCAGACCAGCCCGTTCAAACTCGCCGCGCGCATACTTATCCCAACGCGCTAAGTAATTCCAGTTGTTGTCGTCAAGCACATCGGTAAAGTCTTGAACGATGGACATACGGCCCCTTCCTGGGAGCATCACGACGCACCAGGCGTCTGTCAGAACGCAAACACGCGGGGAGTGTCTTTCGCGGATCTGTTGCGGTAAAACTCAACCCGATCCAGCGCCATAACCGCGCACACAGCCAAGTCGATCTTCCGGCTGGTTCCACGCGACTCCTTCACCAGGCGGGAGCCACGGTTGTCAACCTTCAACACCGCAGACGAAACATGGCGCGCCAGGCGCTTGTCACCGTCATGCGTGACCGTCTTGTTCATTACAGCCTCATACAGCCGAGTCGTCGCAGGACTCATGCGAGATGCAGTCTGCGGAAACTCAGTAATCGGCAATCCCTCGTCAGCCAGAACTTGCATGGAGCGTGCCCACCTGTACGGGTCGCACGCGATCTCCAACACATTCCACCGACGCGATACTTCTCGCACCTTCTCCTCAACATCGAGGATGTCGACAGTCCAATGCTGATCGGCCTCCGGAGGACGCTCCCAAGCTCCCGCAACAGCAATGTGCGGCGCTTGCTCTTTATCCTCCGGAACCTCAACCGCCACCAGGGCCGTAGAGTCACCATTGAAAGAACCATCAAGTGCAAGGACAACGCTCGAGCCATCGGGGATCTCCCGGCTCAAAGCGCATGCGTCCCACGAACCCGTCGGCAGCCACGAAGTTGTCGCATCCACCCACAAGTTCAAACGCTTAGTACGGAACTCAGCCTCCGGCGTGCGTAACACCGAAGACTCAAAATCTTCTTTCGATTGAAGGTCACCCAAGCCAGGGTTCGCCTCAGCCCAAACCTTCGGATCACGATGATCAGCCTCAGGCTTTTTCGGCGACCACCAGGCAAGACCAAACGTGTCATCTTCGATTTCGCCGTCGGCCACTCGAACGCCGTAGTTGTACAGCCCGTAGCACAGCGACTCAGCGCCATGCCGGTTGAACTTTGTGCCGGCAGTAGTAATACCCACCATCTGCGGGTCTTTACGCGCCGCCGTAGCCAGCGACATCACATCCCACAGTTCGCGGTCAGGCAGAGCGTGAACCTCGTCGACGATCACATACGACGGGTTCAGACCCTCAAGTTGTGGAGCCTCTGCGCTCATCACGCGCATAACTGAGCCGGTGCTTGGAACCTCAATGGCGTCCTTGTAGACCTTCGTCATGTCGGTCAATTCAGGATCCATCTCAACCATGCGCTTCGTCGTGCCGAACACGATCCGCGCCTGGTCGCGAGACGTAGCGAGCGTGAAAACCTCGCCGCCTTCAGGCCCGAGGATCAACTCATACAGCGCCAGGCCCGACAGCAACGCAGACTTGCCAGACTTACGCGGCAGCCCGATCAGAGCTTGGCGGAACTGCTTCTTGCCGTCAGGACGCCGGGCGTTAACCCAGCCCAACATCGAACGCTGCCAATCGCGCAGTTCGATCGGGTCACCGACCCGACCACCGACAGAGTCCTTCACCACTCGGCAGTAAGACTCAATGAATGTGGCAGCGAACTCGCCATCACCGCGCTTAATCGCGGCAGGCTTCGTTTTAGTCAAATAACGAGGAGGCCAACCCTTAGCGCTCACCGCGCAGCCTTCTGCTGCCGCAGTTTCTCCAGCGTCGACTGCGCTTTGACCTCAGCGAGGCCCAGGCGCGCCCTGTCAGCAGGGGTCAACCCGAGCAGAGACATCATTTTGACCATCTCCGACTCGAGGGTCGAAATCATCCCGACCATCGGGTTCGCGTAGGCGTAGCCCTTATCCGTCAGCAGGACGTAGTCCGTCGCCGCCAACTTCTGCACCAACTCTGACCGGCGGTCAGCCTTTTCGCAGAACTGCACGACCAATTGCCGATCGGACTCACCGAGCCACGGAGACGCGGTCGTCAGTTGCTCCCACGCTTCTCGACCAGCGGATCCAAGTGTTTCTGGAGCCGTGCCGATAGGTGTTATGGCGTGAGTGTCCGAAATATCGGGCAGAGCGCGCTTACCGGGGTTGCCGAGCGCACGCTTCTTCTCAATCGGGGTTGGCGCTGTCATTTTTGACCTCCTGGGTCGACATCGGCTGCATCTAGCAGTCGGAAATATGTGTCCGGTATTCGGAAATGGGTAGGGTTGCGACTGCGGCGGCGTCCACGGCGTGGGCGCGGGGCCGCCGGCCGCTCGGCCGGCCTGGGTCGCCCCCAGGGGACATATCGGGCAAAACGGACATTTCACTCGAGCCGCGCAAAAAGCCCAAAACTGGCAGAACGGGCAAAACGCTCGAAGCTCACCTAGTCCGATACTCGGACGATTCCCCTAGGCCAGCTTCCCAGCGCCCAGGTATCGATGCCGCGCTGGGCATAAGCGTGAGCCGTTTTGCGTTAGTCTTTCTGTGGGGGAATTCCCCACAACGCACACACAGATACGGAGCGCTACCCAATGAATATCGAGAGTCTCGCCATAACCGCCGCCGTGATCGTCGGCATCAATGTTGTTGCTTTTTCCCTGCTCTGGAGCGCGCTGCGCTTCGCAGAATGGATCCATGAGCGCAAGCATGTCTGCTTCGCCGATGGTGACTACTGTGGAGAATGCGGAGCAGATGAAGCGGAGCGCGACCTATTACTAGCCCGTATGCACGGCCCCGTGCTTGCTTCGTGCGATGCATGCGAATTTCGCACCCGCGATCTATCCGAAGCGCTCACGCTTTGGGATTGGGCACCGTCCTGCCCGCGTTGCTTCGCATCGATCACGTTTTCCGATGACGTTCACTACGTCACCTCTACCCATGGCTAGAACATCTGGCGCGACTCAGAGCGCCCAGCCGTACCGGGCTGGGCGTTCTGTGATGTCGCTAGACATCGATCCAACACACAGAAACGGAGAACCATCAATGTCTATTTACCTAGACGACATGAGCAAGAACGAAAACGAAGCGTGCACTATCTGTGGGCAGGACACCGCGCTGGGGGACGAAGCGGGCTGGGGCTACGCCGATAACGGCGTCCCTATGCCGCTCTGCTCTGTGGCTTGCACAGATTCTTTTTACGAAGCGGATAAGCCGGAATACGGCCCGCTGCGCGTGTCGATGTCAGACATCGATGCGGATATTCGGCTGGGCAACGTCGACCCTACTGACCTAGCGGATCTAGAGCGCTGGGCGCGTGAAGTAGCAGAGTGGCACCGCGCGGCATTCATCCCTGCCGATGCCTACGCAATGAACGAAGCGGGGCAACTTGAAGCCTTCAAGGATGAAGCGCGCAGATTGTTCGAAGCGGGCTTCGAAATTGAGGGCACGCGGCACTTGAATTACGACGATAACGCCGTCGAAGCAGTCGAAGACGCCGTGCTCATGATCGCTGCATACTTGCGCGTGCGCGCTGCGTATCTGTCCGTTATCGCAACGCATCCCGCTGCCGTGAGTCGCGACCTGGGCGAATTCGTGCACGACGTTTTCTACATCGATGACATGATCGAAGTTATCGGGATGCATGATCCGCGCGATAGGTGGAACGGCTTTGCGATTCCGTATTTCACAGCCGGAGCGGTTCGCGACATCATGCGCCAAATTGAGCGCGCCCAGCGCGACATCGATCCTGAGGCGTTTTCGGTCGCGATCGAAGAACGCGCAGAAGGCTTTTTCTGGAAAGACTTAGACGAAGCAGATGGCGCGGCCGGATGGAATCGTATTTTTCCAGCGCTCACCATCGACGGCGTCGA